TTTTGTTTTCGTAATTATCTTCTTCTTCATTGTCATTACGAACACTATCCATGCCATCTTTGACCATACTAAACTCTAACTGATCAATAGGAGCAACTCTGGCATAGTTTACACCATCTTCTGCTCTGAGTGTAATACCTCGTTCTATTGTGTCTTGAATTAATACTGTTCCTGCTATACTACCTGAGCCATATATAACACCGTTAGCACCTGAAATAACTTTTACAGTTTGCCCACTAGCAAAGTCATGTCCAAAGTCATACCAACTTGCTCCAGGGTCGTTTGCTGGAATACCATTTACATAAACTGATGTATGTGATGTTTGGGCACCGCGTTCATTGAAACCAACAAAGCCTCCATACCCACCTGCGTTCCAGGTAAAGACTGGCATAATAGCACTCATTAAACTACTGCTTGTAATTGGGTCTGCTTTGACCACTCGTTCCTGTTGAGCAGTAACAACAATCTCTTCTATCTCATCTGCAAATGCCCATGCACTTAACAGAGGTAAACAAATAATAAATGTAATTTTAAATAAATGTTTGTGAAAAAAATCTTCCATTTTAAAATCTCCGTGACCATTTAGTCATAATAGTTTTAGTAATAATTATACACGAAGAGTATGTTTTGTCAAGTATAAAAAAGAAGAAACCCCCAAATAATTGAGGGTTTCTAAAAGTGTTCAAAGTGGGAGGGTTTTGAACACTAGGGGGAACATGAGAGACCTACTTATCGATCAGTCTCCTCATGCATGTTGACTCTGCCAATTCTTTCCAGTTATCGAAATCCATCTTGGCCAAGTCAGCAATTTTAAGTACCATTCTTAAACTAAGTTCCCTAAGTCTAGCACTTTTTAGGACCATAAAGTCTACTATTTCTTTTTCAAACTCTTTACTAAAGCCATACTCTTTAAGCATACCGTCTCTAATAATTTGGTTAATCCTAATAAACTTATCACTAGTAGTGTCCATTCCAAGATCTATATAGTGACATCTACTCATTAATGCTTCTAAGTGATCTTTAATCTTTTTACTTCTAACATTTTCAAAATTAACATTAGTAATAAAAATACAACCACCTTGGAATTCAAATCTATCAGGAATACCTTCTCTTCTTAAAGCCTGTGATTCTGCTTTCCAACTAATTGTTCTCTTCTTACCAGAGTCCAAAACAGCCTTCAACATATTCAAACATACTTCATCAAACAAAATACTATCACAGTCATCAAATACTAGGATATCTCCTTTGTTTGAATTGTTAAACAATGTTTGATACAAACCAATAGGTGTCATGGAACCTTTAACAACTTCAGTTCTCGGAGGTTGTCCTGCAAGTTTAGTCATTGAGTCATACTCATCAAGTATAGTTTCAACACCAAAACTTTTACCTACTCCTGGAGGGCCACTTACAATTAATCCTCTAACTGTGCCATTTGCTACTGCATCAGTCATTTGATCTAAAACAGCAAATCTACCTGCAATTCTATCCATTGCCTGTTGTTGCGTTTCTTTTTTCTTTTTAGTTTCCTTGACTGGCATTACAGAAATGTAATCTTCTTTACTAGCAGGTTCAACACTAAGTGGTGAGTCAACTAAAATTCTAACTCTTTTAGCAGTTGGACCCATTAATGAAGTTCCATCAACAGTAACAAAAGCACCTTTCTTTCCAAAGGTTAAAGGTTTTACTACTGGGAATACCGCATCTTTAATAGGTGCATTACGGTAAGTACCTTTTTTAATTTTTACAAAGTTTTGCATATTTCCTCCCACGGATTAATTAAACTTACTATATTAGTATAACAAATTTTTAGTATTTGTCAACCTATTAACCAAGAAATAAAACTAAAAAATATCCAGATACCAATTATAGTTCCTATGAACTCTGGTAATCCACCAGAAGCCTCATCAATAATCATGTTTATAGTCCACATGATTGAACCTATTATACCTAATGTAAATATAAATGATATCATATATTACTCCTATTTCCTAATTAACTATATATAGTATAGCATTTTTTGGGAGTTTGTCAACCTTTTTTATTGATTTATTAGGAGAGATTGATTGTGTTTTAGTATTGGCATCATATCCCAATACATTTCATGCAATTCTTCTAAAGGTTTATTTTGTAATTCTTTGATCACATCTGTAATCATACTTACTTTGATTTCAGGATTTTCCTCATTATCATAATCTTCGCTCCAATAATTACTAAATGTTTTATATCCTAATTTTTTTAAATGCTCTAATGTTCCAGTACAACAATAGATTATCTGTGGATGTAAGTTTAACATTGGTCTTGTTGTTTTTTCTGTAATGAACATTTCCCTGTGAAACTCTCTAAAATAATTGTTTAATTCTATATCTTCAAATTGATCTGCTAAGCCAAAACATTCTGCACTTTCGGTTGTTACTGTAAAATAACAATTTTCATATATGTATCTATAATCACCTACTTTATTCCAATCACCACCATCATCTCCAGTCCAATCTATTACCTCAAATAATGTATCAAAAGCCGTTTGCCAATCGCCCTTAATATCGCATTGTAGTGGTAAAATTTTTAAAAGTTCATCAGGAACATTATATTCAGATTTTGTATCTACATCTTTATAATAATGAAAACTTGTAAATGTATTTTTAGGATCTATTAATTCTTTATCCCACATACTTAACATAAACTTTTGCCTATGAGGTAACATGTTCCTGTTAAAACAATTATATTTGTGGCTTCTTAAATGGGTAGGTGCTTCTTTAGTATATCTAAGATGGTCGTAATAACGTTTGCTTTTACCATATAACCAAAACCCAAAATTTTCATATTCACAATTTATTTTATCGTCATTGGGTGCATATAATTTATGCCATCTATTATAAGTTTCTTCTATAGTAGCACTTGCAGATATAAATGTTATATTTTTTAAAGGTATTTTAAATTTTTTTGCAAAATCATGAACTGCATGAGCCCACCATTTTCCATTTACTGTCCAAACACTTCCCTCTGATGTATATCTAAAAATAATATGTATGTTATTTACAAGAGAAGGAGTTTCAACTATTTGTTGAACTAATTTTTTTGTAAGTGTTTCTGTAAAGTTATCAAAAGATAAATTTGCTCTTTCTTCACATTCTTGTAGATTAAATTCGTAGACTAATCTATCACTATGTCTTCCATTCCTGCTGTTCTCAATCTTGTTATGTGTCCTATCTGCCATTGCTTAGTATCCAATCCTTTCATTATGCCTAAGTATTTATTTCGTAAAAGGCTGAATTGGTTTACAAGGTGAGTTAGATCAATAACACTTTGTTCACCATCTACAAACTTATCTGCATCTCTACTGCTCAAAGTTCTATTGTAGTTTTCTAAATATTTACGGAATGTTTTAGAACGTTCTTTGCGAAGTTCTATATTTAAATGTTCAAGTATTGCTTCAATCTCTTGTAGTTGATTGAAGCGAAACTCTGTCAGACCGGGTAGGGAGGCGGAGGCTTTCTCCAGACTCCCTTTGATCTTTACTTCCCATCTTGCTTCGTTCAGTTCTTTTTCGTAATATTCGATTGCCGGAACTATATTACCTAAGTCTTGAACTATATTGTTATAATGGGTAGCCATTTATTAATCCCAATCCTCATCGTCATCATCATCTAATCCGAATTCATAATGACTAATTAATGCCGCCTTCATTACTGAATCAAACATATTTAGATTGTCTTCTACTTCTGATATATCCAATTGATCATCAAAAACTCTTACAATCTCTTCAGCAACATGAAGTCGTTCTTTTATAGAAACATATGGTTTAACACTATCCCATATATTATATAACAACTCTATTTCAGGATTCATCTGTATAATCCTCCATATTAGGTTCTAGTTCTTCAGGATCAATATCTTCTACAACATCATCTTGTGCTATAGGATTTTGACCCCATTCATCTAAAATTACTTGAAGTTTTTCATCAGTCCAGCCTTTTCTGAACTCTTTAATTTCTTCACCAGTTACAGGCGATACATAAGAAAGTTTATTGCCGACTTTAACCACAATGCCTTTTGCTTCTAACATTTCTAACATACCACTATAAGGGTCCATTCCTGTCTCATATGGAATCTTAATTTGCACACCTTCAAAAGGTTTGCTGTATCTTGACTTCATAACTTTACAGGCGGCTCTTATACCTTGTACTGTTGAAGTTTTATTTCCTGATTCATCTTCTTTTAATTTTAGTTTCTTAATTGCAACAACTATACTACTTGCATATATAAAACCTTGTCCACCAGATATTTTATCATCTGGGTCAAACATGTCTTGCGATGCATAAGTATGGTTAGTTGCTACGATACCAATTGGGAAGGGTGCTATTTGGTTTACAGTATTTCTAACTAAAGACGCCAATGCCTTTGGTTTTCTACCCATATCACCTTTCATATCACCTTTCTCAAATTGTGTTACGTCTGTAGGTGTTAATAACATTCCTAAACTATCTATAACAAATAGTAACTTAGGCATATCGTCATACTCTAAATCACCATAATTGTTTTTATAGTCTTTCATAAATTCAGATATTGCTTTTGCAACATCGTCAATCATGCTTACACTAATTTTTAATAGTTTTTCTGGACTTGTATCAACATCTAATGCCTGCAACCATTGTTCATCTAATGCGTTCTCAGAGTCAAACAATACTACTTGACATCCTTGATCTTGTGCATTTTTAACTATGTTTCCAGAACATATAAACGATTTACCAGAACCTGATTCACCTGCAAACACACTAACTTTACCTAGTGGGATACCTCCATTGAAGTCCCCACTTATTAGGTAGTCTAGTGTTTTGTTACCAGTGCTGATCCAATCCTTTGGGTCATGGAAACCAGCACTAATACCAGTTATGCTTTTTGTCAATCCAGTTCTGAACTTTGTTAAGTCAAATGGCTTTTGCATAATTTCTCCTTACGACTGTCTGTTTCTGATCATGTTAAGAATATCATCTGCTGATTTCTTACCTGTGTCTTCTGCTGGAGCAGTTGCAACTGTTTCAGCCGCTGGTGCTGGAGCAGGAGTTTCTACTGCTGGTGCAGGAGTCTCTACTACAGTCTCGGCTACAGGTGCCACACTCTCTGTTGTAGTCGCTTGTACGTTTTGAGCTGGAGCCACAGTTGCCTGTGTTTTTGTTCCAGTATCAAGTCCATAGGGTTTGAAAAAATTACCCCATTTTTCAGGGTCATAAAGTTCTCCGTCAACACTTGCTTGGAACATCTCTGCTATCGCTTGGACACCTTCTGCCGTTGGTTTAGCAGGAAGGAAGTCATTTAAATTATACAATCCATGTGTATCAATTGCCGCTAACTGTTCTTCAGTAAGACCGCTTTCTTTTCTAGCCCACTTACTTGTAGAGTAGTCTGCATATTGACCTTTGGTTGTTTTGGATAATCTGAAATCAGTACCTGCAACATAGTCTGTTGGAAGGTTTTCCATTTCTGGGTCCATAAGTGCTGATTTGATTATGTTAAATATTTGAGGACCAATTACAAATCTTCTAATTGGATTCTCTGGTGCAGTTTCATCTAAAGGATTTTCATTTACAAATCCTTGGAAAATGTAACTTCTTTTTTTCCAATATTTTCTGCCCATGTCTTCGAGACTTGGATCTTTAAACCAAGGTCTTACCTCAGTTAATACTGGACAATTCTCACCAAACATTTCCATACAAGGAACTTGTACAGTTGTTGGTTTTTGATCTCCACCTACTACTCCTGGGAATGTAAGTCTGATCATTTGTCGTTCAACCCAAAAGAACGTGTTATTTGGATCACTGTCAGGCAGGAATCTTAGTACAGTACTACTTCCTTCGTCTATGTTCCAAAATGGGTATATTGCGTTATCGCTTTGAGCTTGGGAGTTACCTTTGGAATTGTTTTCCATTGATTGTAACTTTGCTCTTATTTCTGCTAATGAGGCCATGATATTTCTCCTATATTTGCCATGTTCGTAATACCTTCTGTGTTTAGGGTATTACTGTTTTTTTATTATAATGCCAAGATGTAAAAAAGTCAACACCTTTTTACAACTATTGGTAAATTATTTTACCAACAAATTTATTTATCTATAAAGTAGTATTTTACGCAAGAAACCGGTTTTTTCTAAGTTTTATTGTATGTGGAGTACGCCACTGTCAGCCATGTTCTCATTCCAATAATAACGTGCGCCGTTAAAATCAGTAATTTCTGCGTCAGAAAGTTTATATCGACCATCATCAGTTATGCGGTCTTTTGCTTCTTCTCTGCCAACTGTATACATTTCAAAACATGTGCCATCTCTGTCGTAAGCACACACCCAGTAGCCAGGGCCGACATCAGCAGGTGTAAGTTCTTTATTGCCGTCAGTTATGTGTGTGTTGTCATCAATTCTCAGTTCATTAAATATGCCTTGCAGATTTGCAGGTGACTCTTCT